CAGGGCGTGCGCGACGACTTCTTCGAGCAGCTGCTGAGCGAGATCAAGGTGCCCAGCCGCACCCGGCGCGGCGTGCGGGAATGGAAGAAACGCACCGACCGCAACAATGAGGTGCTCGATGGCACTGTAGGCGCTGTCTGGCTCAGCCGCCACCTGCGCCTGCACCTGCGCCGCGCGGAGCAGTGGGCGGCGATCGAGCAGCGCGTGAACCCCGGCGGCGCCAGCATCCCGCCGCCGCGATTCGCGAAGCCGGCCGACCCGCCGGCTTCTTCGCATCGGCAACCCGACGACGAAGCGCCGCCGCCGCGACCGGCCGCGACCACCGCATCGCGTCTGCCGCCGCTGCAGGTCGGCGCCGGAACCGGTGGGCGCGTCTCCATCACCAACCATGCCCGCTTCAGCAGCGGAAGTAGCGGATCGCGGGGGGGCCGGTGAAGCCTGACGTCATCTGGCGCACCCTCGAACTGGCGATGCGGGCCTGTCCATCGCTCAGTGTCGAGAGCGCGCGCGTGGTCGAGCTGGAGGTGCGAGCGGAGTTCGCAGGGCAGCGCACCGAGATATGGAAGTCGCCCTACAGCGCCGAACGCGGCCCGGGGCGCAGTGCCATACCGGCCGCCATCGCCAATGCAGTGATTCGCGACATACTCGCCGAGCCCAAGACCAGTACCGATGACTTGGCGCGCCGACACGGCATCCACCGCGCTACCATCTATCGCCTGATGAAGCGCGGCCCCAAGGGTTGATGCCGCGTGTCGCCAGTCCCCGTTATTTTGCGACACGCTGCAAACTAGCCTCGCGGCCACCATGGCCGGAATCACGCTCGCGCAAGCTGAGGCGCAACTTGCGCTGTACCTCGAGGCCGAGGCCGCGGTGCTCGCGAAGCAGAGCTACAGAATCGGCGAGCGTATGCTGACGCTCGCCGACCTCGAAGCCATCCAGGCCGGCATCAAGGCCTGGAACGACCGCGCCGCCGCGCTCGGCGCCCAGGCCGAGGGCCGCGGCCGGCTTCGCACGATCGTCCCCGCCGGATGAAGGCGCCCAAGCTGACCGCGCTGGATCGCGCGATCGTCTCCCTCAAGGCGGTCTTCGATCCCCAGGAAGCCGCCCGAACGGCAGGTCGCCGCCTCATCGCCCGCCAGGCCCTCGCCCTCATGAGCGGCGGCTACACCGGCGCTCGCCGCGACCGCGCCTCGCTGGCCGCCTGGAACACCACCCCCGGCTCGCCCGAGGCCGACGTCATCGCCGACCTGCCGATGCTGCGCGCGCGCAGCCGCGATGCCGAGCGCAACCAGCCGGTCGCCACCGGCGTCATCAACACCACCACCGCGCACGCCGTCGGCACCGGCCTCACCTGCAACCCGAAGATCGACGCCGCGTACCTAGGCGTGAGCGACGAGCAGGCCGAGGACTGGCAGAAGGACACCCGGCGCCGCTTCCTGGCCTGGTTCACGTCCAAGGACTGCGACCTCGGCCGCCGGCAAAACGGCTACGAACTGCAAGACCTCGCGCTGCGCACCGTGCTGTCCAGCGGCGATGCGCTCGTGATCACGCCGCTCGTGCAGCGCATTGGTGCCGCCTACCCGACGCTCGCATTGCAGATCATCGAGGCCGACCGCATCAGCAACCCGCTCGGCAAGCAGAACAGCGACACCCTGACCGATGGCGTGGAGTGCGACGCCGCGACCGGCGAGGCCCTCGCCTATCAGGTCAGCGACCGCTACGCTAGCGATCCGCGCGGCGCTCGCACCTGGCAGCGCATCGAGGCCCGCGGTGCCGAGAGCGGGCGGCTGAACGCGATCCACCTGTACAAGATGCTGCGCCCGGGCCTGCGCCGAGGCGTTCCGATCCTGGCGCCGGTGATGGAGCCGCTGAAGCAACTCGCCCGCTTCACCCAGGCCGAACTTGACGCCGCCGTTGCCTCGGCACTGTTCCCACTGTTCGCGAAGATGGACCCGAAGGCTTTCGACGAGACCTTCACCGAGGAGTCGCAGCAGCAGATCGTCGACAAGGCCGCGAAGTGGACCGGCGAGATCGAGTCGATGAAGGTGATGAACTTGCTGCCGGGCGAGGAAATCACGAGCCCCGCGCCAGGACGCCCGAACCCGGAGTTCGACCCGTTCTTCACCGCCTGCGTGCGGCAGATCGGCATGGCCATCGGCCTGCCCTACGAAGTGCTCATCATGCACTACCAGAGCAGCTACAGCGCCGCCCGCGGCGCGCTGCTCATGGCGTGGCGCTTCTTCATGGGCTGGCGCGACTGGCTCGCGACCAACCTGTGCCAGCCGGTGTACGAGCTGTGGCTGGCCGACGAAGTCGCTGGCGGCCGCATCGCCGCGCGCGGCTTCTTCAGCGATGCAGTGATCCGCTCGGCGTGGTCCGGCTCGCAGTGGGTCGGCGACGGCCCGGGCTCGATCGATCCGGTCAAGGACGTTACGGCAGCGCGGCAGCGCGTCGCGCTCGGCATCAGCACCTTGCAGGCCGAAAGTCAGCTCCACGACGGCGTGGATTGGGAGACCAAGCACGCGCAGAGCATGCGCGAAGCCAAAGCGCGCGAAGAGGCGGGCTTGTCGGTGCCGGGAGCGTCTGAGCCCGTGGTCGAGCCGCCGCCGCCCGAGCCGACGCCGCAGCAGGAAGAGGCGACGCGCAAAGGGCAGGCGATCGTGTACGCCGAGCACGAGGCCAGCACCGCGCTGCTGAAGGCGCGCGCTGCCGCGCTCGAGCGCCCCGTAGCTTCGGAGCCGCCGGCTGTGACCGAGCATCGCACCGCCGTGCTGCGCCTGATGGAAGCGCAATCGCATGCCTTGATGAACCCGCCGCCACCGCCGGTGCACAACTTCCACGCCGGTGACACCCGCATCGAGGCGCCGTTCTCGTTCGAGGCGCCCATCAGCGTCGAGCAACCGAAGTTGCCCGAGTTCCGCATCGACAACCACCCGCCCGAATTCGCGCTGCACCAGCACGCCGCTGCGCCGCGACCGCGCCTGAAGCGCACCGTCCCGATCCGCGACCAGAACCCGGACAGCCCGAACTTCGGGCTCGTGCTGGAGATGCGCGAAGAGTGGATTCCCGAAGACCAGGAGTGAACATCAATGGAACTCAAGCGCCACTACGAAAAAGACGCCGATGGCAAGCCCGTGCGGGTCAGCCACGTCAGCGTCGTGCACACCGGCACCTCGCCGGAACAGAACTTCAGCGGGCGCCTGGTCGATGCCGGCCTCGCCGACGGCTGGCTGGCCATCTCGGGCACCCGGCTGACGATCAAGACCGACGGCGAGCCTCTGAACTACACCATCACCCGGCCGCCCGGCTACTACTGCTGCCACGACGGCAAGGCGATCACGCTGTCGCAGCGTGCGCGCGACGAGCGTCTGCGCGACCCGACGCACGCCAAGCTGGCAGCGGCCGAGGCCCGCGCCTACATGGAGAAGCATGGCTTCCTCGGCAAGCCATCGCCGGACCCGCAGAACCCGGCCGGCTACCGCGTGGCCGACCACTACGAATGCAAGCTCGACGCCGAGCAGCATGCCAAGTTCAACGTGCAGGCGATGAAGGCCAGGCGCGCCGAAGGGCCCGCTGCTTCGCACAAGCAGAAGAAGGGAGCCTGAAATGGCGAACATGGTCCCCAACATCGGTCTCGGCCGCGCGGTCCAGCTCTACAAGAACGTCGACGAGAACAACCCCGCAAACTCGGCGCTGATCGTCTCGCTGTGGAACACCGCGGCGGCCGATTCCGTCATCCGCGACCTCGACACGCTGGCCGACCTCGAAGCCAACGTTAGCACCGCCGAGATCGTGCTCAGCGGCTACGCGCGCAAGGTGCTCACCGACGCCGACCTGACCGCCTTCAGCCCAGACGACACCAACGACCGCGTCGACCTCGACATTCCAGACCAGACCTGGACGGCGGTGGCGGCCGGCACGATCACCGACCTGAGCGTCTCCTATGACAACGACACCACCGGCGGCGCCGATTCGGCGGTTGATCAGGTGACGTGGCATGACTTCGCTGTTACCGCGGACGGATCAGATATTACCGCGGTGATTGCCTCCGCCGGCTTCTTCCGCGCAACCTCGGCGACCTGACCATGAGCCACCTGACAAACGCCCAACTGCTGACCCTGAAGGCGGCAATCCTCGCTGAGACCGATCCGACGTTCGTTGGCTACCGCAATGCGAACGACAAGGTGAGCATGGCGAACCTGTGGTTCAACGCTGACTCGTCGCCTGCGTTCATCGTTACTCGCAGTCTTGTGAACACCACAGAAGTTGGCAAGGCCGTCAACTACATCGCCGTCGAGGCGATGACCGACGCCAACCGCGCGCGCATCACGACGTTCTACGCGATGAACCCGGTCAGTTTCCAGCCTCGGGCTGACGTGCAAACGTACTGGAACAACACCTTCTCAGGCGCGCTCGGCGGCGAGGGTCAGGCCACGCGCGACGCGCTGCTGGCGCTGTGGAAGCGCACCGCGCGCCGCATCGAAAGACTCTACGCCACCGGCACCGGCACCACGCTGTCACCGGGCACGCTCGTCTTCGAGGGCACCATCGACGGCGGGCACATCGGCGAAGCGCTAGAGGCGGTCTGACGTGGCCGGCGACATCACCGGCAAAGCCGGCCTAGCGAGTACTGCGCTCACTGTCACCAACCTGCACAGCCTTGCCTCGTCGCAAGATTGGACGGCAGGGTGGGGCAGCGCAGGAATCGACAAGTCCTCATACCTCGACTACAGCTTCGGCGCCAAGTTCACCACGCATGCCAGCAACCGGCAGGCCGGCGCGATTAACGTCTATGTCGTCGGTTCGTTGAACGCTACGCCGAACTACCCGGCTGTCGCATCGGGGACCCCTGGAACTGAGGGTGCAATCTCTTTCGTCGACTTGGAAGAACGCGACGCTGCTTGCCGACTCCTTGCCAGCATCACCGTGGACAACGGCGCTTCGGCGGTGCTGGACTTTCCTGCGACGGCCATCGCCGCGCTGTTCAACGGCGTGCTGCCACCTTACTTCTTCTTCTATGTCTCTCAGAACTGTTCGACCACCACAACGGCAGGCTTGGCGGCAGCCGGGAGCGCGGTGTATGGCACCCCGGCGTATGGCTCCTACACCTGATCTGCCATGCTGATCTTTCAGCGCCAGTGGACGCGGCAGCCTCAGTCTGCCGCGCGTTCGCAGATCATACGAGGACAAGGTCTTGTAGACCTGCTGATCCCAGCGGCCAGGGAGTTGCAGTCATTTGGGGGCGTAGAGGTTGCCACCCCAGACGGGGTGGCGTTTGTGGGGGATGGTGACTCGAAGTACTGGTATCGAAACAGCGCGCCAGCATCAATCAATTTGGCCACCGGGTGCAGCATCCTAGCCATAGTGCGCGGTGCATCAACAGGGGTTGATCGGCGGTCATTTGCCTATGGAAATTCTGCGGATAACGCCCCCATCTGGGCGATTGGCTCGGGGGCCGGCACCGCAAGCAGTCTTCGGGTTTACGTTCGCGATCTCGGGGTCAATGAAATTGATGCGGGCGACAGCACCAGCGTTGTTTTTGAAGAGGGCCGCACACATGCTGCCGCGCTGGTGCTCTCGGGCGCGACATTAACGTCATACGTGGATGGTCAGCCGGATGTCTCGACAACCGGAATTTCGCTCACCGGAACTTTTGACCGCACCGCAATCAATGCCCTAGTCCGGCTCGACAGTAGTCCGACTGCGTGGAACCAAACCCCTGTGCTTATGGCGGCCGCGTGGAACAGGCCGCTGACCGACGCCGAGGCAAGGGACATCACCAAGAACTACTGGCAACTCTTTGCCCCGTTGCCGCGCCGCCTGTGGGCGCCAGGACCGTTCGTCCCACCGCCCCCAGCACCACGCATCGTCTTCCCCATTCAATCAGCGAGGTTCTAAACCATGGCACGCTATTCCATCGCCGGTCGCGGCACTGTTGTAGGCACCTCCTTGCGAGGTATGTTCAGTTTGTTTGCAACCGCGTCGGTCGGTGCGAAGGTGCGGGAGATCGGCGTCTTTAACACCACCGCAGTCGCACTCGCAGTCGCGCTTGCGCGTTTCACTGCCGCCACCAACGTCGGCACCGGCCTTACAGAAGCCGAGTACGACGAGAACGCGCCCGCGCCGTCGTGCACTGGCTTTGCGGGCCACACCGGCGACGGCACGGTGGGCCAGGTGTTTCGCCAGGCCAGCATCGGCGCGGCGATCGGCTCCGGCATGATCTGGACGTTCGGCGACACCGGCCTGGTGATCCAGCCCGGCACCGCCAACGGCATCGGCATCATCGTGCCCACCGGCACCGGCCAGATTTGCGACTACTACATGGATTGGGACGAGTGAGCGCACATGCCGACGCAAACCCTCGTCCGCGGCGTCGACTCGTCGCCATGGACTAACCCGTCCGGGGTTGCCATTGAGCTAACGGCCCATTGTTGGGGCGCCGGCGGCGGCGGTGGCGGCAATACGCTGGCCACCGACGGCGGATCAGGCGGGGGCGGCGGCGCGTACTCGCTGCGCACGTTCACGGTCGGCCCTGGCGGCACCGTCGCCTGGGCGATCGGCCAGGGCGGCACCGCGGGTGCGCAGACCGCGGATGCAACCGCAGGCACGGGCGGCGATACGTGGTTCTCGTCGAACGACAGCAACGGCGCCGTCGCGAAAGGCGGCGTCGGCGGCCGCGCGCCGACCGCTGGCGGCACCCCATACGTCGGCGGCGTCGGTGGCGCGGCCGGATCCGGGTTCGGCACCACGAAGTGGTCAGGCGGCAAGGGCGAGCAAGGCCGCAACAATAACGCCGGCCGCGGCGGCTATGGCGGATCGAGCGCCGGCACCGGCGCCGATGGCTGGTCCGGCCCCGACACGTGGGCGACGGAGACGTACCCGACCGGCAGCACGCCAACCGGCGGCGCGCACGGTGGCAACGGCGGAACCGCAGGCGCAGGCACGGCTGGCGATGTGGGCGGCGGCGGCGGCGGCGGGCGCGGCGACTCGGCCGGCGTCGGCCACGCCGGCGGCGACGGCAAGATCATCCTCAACTACGAGGTCGTGCCGATCGTGGTGCTGGCGCCGCCGGTGGCGGTGGAGCGCTGCCGGTGAGCCACCTGTACCCCACCGGGCCGCGCCACACCGCGCAGCGCACGCAGCGCCCCACAGGGGTCGGACCGGCTCCTGCAGATGTCGACCCGACGATAACGGCCGACGTCGGCCAGGTCAGCGAAACCGATAGCGCGCAGGCCATCGGCCACCTGAAGACGCTTGCCGTCGGGCAGGCCACTGAGACGGACACCGCACAGGCGATTGCGCCGAGCAGGGCGTTTGCAGTCGCGCAAGTAGCCGAGACCGACACCGCGCAAGCCCTCACGTCATCCAAGCAGCGCGCCGCCGCCCAGGTGGCCGAAGTCGATACCGCGCAGGAGATCACCGCGTCGAAGAGCGCGGCGATTGGCCAGGTCGAGGAATCCGACACCGCCCAAGCCATCACGCACGCGCGCAGCGTGCAGCTCGGCCAGGTCGCCGAGACCGACACGGCTCAGGCGCTCACGTCCGCGAAGCGCCACGCGGTCGAGCAGGTCAGCGAATCGGATACGGCGCAGGCCGTTACCTCATCGAAGCTGCAGACCATCGGCCAGGTCGCCGAAGAGGACACGGCGCAGGCGCTGACGTCGAGCAAGGCAGCGTCGATCGCCCAGGTGTCTGAGACCGACACGGCTCAGGCCATCACCGCGCGCAAGTCCGTCACCATCGGCGCGGCGGTCGAGCTCGACACGCCGCAGCCTCTGACCTCGGCGAAGCGGCTGACCATCGCGCAAGCCGCATCGACGGAAACCGCGCAGGAAGTCACGCTTCTGGTCGCCGGCGTCATCGGCCAGGTGTCGGAAAGCGATACCGCCCAGCCGATCACGTCGGCGAAGTCAGCGACGATCGAACAGGCCGCCAGCGTCGAGACGGCGCAAGCCGTCACCGCGGCGAAGCAGGCCGGCGTTGGTCAGGCCGAGGAAGAGGACACCGCACAGCCGATCGCGAGTCTCAAGTCGAACGCCATCGAGGCTGCCGAGGAAATCGACGCGGCGCTGACGATCACGCCCGAAGGCGTCGCACCGCCCGCACCGGCGCCATCACCCAGCCCGTCCGCGCCGGTCGGTGGCGGCGGCCACCGCAGGCCGCGCCGCAGCAAGCCGATCATCGAGTGGCCCTTACCCGCGCCGCCAGAGCCGCTGGTGCCGATCGCGGTGCTCATCGGCATGGCCGAAGAGACCGACGCCGCGCTGCCGCTGACCTTCGGCGAGCGCTGGTCAACGAGCGCGGCGGCCCGCAGCGCGCGGCGCATCGACGCCCAACTGCGCCACCGCGAACGCCTACTCGCCGACGACGAGTTGATGCTGCTGCATGTAATGTCGTCGCCAGTCCCCGTTATTTTGCGACAGCAAGCCCAATAGATTGCGCGGCAACCGCCAAAGCGGATGCCGCCATTGAAACTCCTAGACCTCCTGAACGCGCCCTGGGCCATCCAGCCCGAGAAGCTGAGCGAGATCCTCGCGATCTACGCGGCGCGCGTGCATGGCGAAACATTCGACCTGGATGCCGTCGAGGCGCGGCTTGGCCGCCCGCTTGCCAGTGAGCAGCAGGAATACCGCGTCCGCGAGGGCGGCATCGCCGTGCTGTCGATTGACGGCGTGCTCGCGCCCAAGGCCAACCTGCTGACGCAGATCAGCGGCGGCTCCTCGGCGCAGATGCTCGACCAGCAGGTGCAGTCGGCCATCGCCGACCCGCGCGTCAAGGCGCTGGTGCTGGCACTCGACTCGCCCGGCGGCAGCGTGTTCGGCTCGCCCGAGCTGGCCGCCACCATCCGCGAACTGTCGGCAGTCAAGCCCATCGTCGCCGTCGGCGAGGGCATGGTGGCCAGCGCCGCGTACTGGATCGCCTCGGCCGCCAACGCCGTTTTCCTCAGCGGCCCCACGGTGCACGCCGGCTCGATCGGCGTCGTCATGGCGCACGAATACGACCCACGCAACCACCCCGCAGGCGGGCGCGTCACCGAAATCACCGCCGGCCGCTACAAACGCATCGCCAGCGACAAGGAGCCGCTCTCCGAGGAAGGCCGCGCCTACCTCCAGGCGCGCGTCGATCACCTCTACAGCGTGTTCGTCGATGCCGTCGCCGAGCACCGCGGCGTCTCGGCCGAGCATGCGCTCTCGCAGATGGCCGACGGCCGCGTCTTCGTCGGCCAGCAGGCCATCGACGCCGGGCTGGCCGACGGTTTCCTCACCGTCGATGCCGCCGTCGAGCAGATGGCAACCGATCCCGCGCGCTACGCCAAGCGCAGGCGCGCACCGATGGCGCGCAAGCCAGCCGCCGCGCAGCAACCCACACCAGCAGCAGGAGCCACCACAATGGACCGCAAGCAGCTCGAAACCGAGCACCCCGCCCTGTTCGCGCAACTGCGCGCCGACTTCGCCGCCGAAGGCGCCAGTGCCGAGCGCACCCGCATCCAGGCAGTCGAGGCCGCGTGCCTGGCCGGCCACGAAGCGCTGATCGCCGGCATGAAGTTCGACGGCAAGAGCACCGGCGCCGATGCGGCGCTCGCCGTGCTCGACGCCGAGAAGTCGCTGCGCTCGAGCGCCGCCGCCGCGCTCGCCAAGGATGCGCCCGCGCCGCTCAAGCCCACCGCGACGCCCGCCGTCGATGCACCCGCCCAAGACCCGATGGCCGACACCAGCAAGCCCGTCGAGGAGCGCTGCAAAGCCAAGTGGGACAGCGATCAGAAGGTCCGCGCCGAATTCACCAGCCTGGCCGCGTTCACCGCGATGACCAAGGCCGAGGAAGCCGGCAACGTGCGCGTGCTGACCAAGCGCGCCGCCTGACGGAGCCGCCGCCATGACGACCCTTGCAGTCAACAAGCCCCGCGCCTACGAAATCGGCGAGCACAACTCGCTGCCGATGGTGGGCACGGACATCATCTACGAAGGCGCGGCCGTGGGCGACAACGGCTCTGGCCTCGCGCGTCCGCTGGTCGCCGCCGACCCGTTCCTCGGCTTCGCGATGCGCAAGGCCGACAACGCCGCCGGCGCGGCCAGCGCGGTCAACGTCGATGTCAAGCAGCGCGGCGAGATTCAACTCGTCGTGACAGGCGTGGCCAGCGCCGCCGATGTCGGCGAGACGGTGTACGCCGCTGACGACGACAGCTTCACGCTCACCGCTGGCAGCAACACCGCGATCGGCAAGGTCGCGCGCTGGGTCAGCAGCACCACCTGCGTCGTCTATTTCGAGGCGCTGCAGGTGCGCTCCCTCTGATTCATCTGATCGGGCAACGCCAACATGACCACACTCGCCGTCAACAAGCCGCGCGCCTACGAGCTCGGCTCGCGCAACGAGTACCCCGTCATCGCGGCCGACATCGTCTACGAGGGCGCAGCTGTCGGCCTAGTCGATGCGACCGGCCATGCGCAACCGCTGGCCGCAGCGAACCGCTTCGTCGGCTTCGCCGAAGCCAAGGCCGACAACTCGGCCGGCTCGGCAGCGGCGATCACCGTGCGCGTGATCGAGAGCGGCAAGGCGCAGCTCGCTGTCACCGGCGCCGTCATCACCGATGTCGGCCAGCCGGTGTACGCCAGCGACGACGACACGTTCACTCTCAACCCGGCCGACGGCGCCTTCGTCGGCTTCGTGCACCGCTTCGTCAGCGCCGGTGTGGCCGTCGTCGCCTTCGACGCGCCGGCATTCTGCGACCCGTGGGCGCAGTACACCACGCGCGAGACGCTATCCGGCACCAAGACCTTCGACGCCCAGGACTGCGGCAAGCTGTTCTGCGTCGATGCCGCCGGCGATGCCGACGCACTGACGCTGCCGGCCATCGCCGACGGGCTGTCGGGCCTGACGATCCTCGCCGTCGGCGCCTTCGGCACGACCGCAGTGACGATCGACCCGGCGGCGGCCGACATGATTCTCGGCCCGGACATCGCCGGCGCCGACAACAAAGACCTGATCTGCACCAAGGCCACGCAACGCCGCGGCGACTTCGTGACCCTGATCGCAGGCGACGCCGACGGCTACATGGTCGTTGCCAAGCGCGGCATTTGGGCCCGCGAAGGCTGATCCACCGAAGCCACACCTACCTAAGCAAACGAGAGGACTTTCAGCATGGACCAGAGCCTTCTGTCGAGCCGCGCGATCATGGGCATGTATTTCGCCCGACTCGAAATGAACGCCGGCATGAGCTGGATCAGCGGCGTGTCGAACCTGTTCAACAGCGACCAGGCCAGCGAGACCTACAACTTCCTCGGCCAGTCGCCGGGGATGCGCGAATGGATCGGCGGTCGCCAGGCCAAGGGCTTCAGCGGCCAGGGCATCACGATCCTGAACAAGCACTACGAAGCCACGATCGAGGTCGCGGTGAAGGATGCTCGGCGCGACAAGACGCCGCAGATTCAGGCGCGCGTCAACGAGTTCGCCGACCGCACCGATACGCACTGGGCGAGCCTGCTGTCGGCCCTGCTGCTCGCGGGGCCCAGCACCGTCTGCTACGACAGCCAGTTCTACTTCGACACCGACCACAGCGAAGGCGACTCCGGCTCGCAGAGCAACGACATCACGGTGGACATCAGCGCGCTGCCGGCAGCCGTGCACGGCGTCGTCACCGCGCCCTCGGTCGAGGAAATGCAGCAGTCGATCCTGGCCGGCATCACGCAGATCCTCACCTTCAAGGATGACCGCGGCGAGCCGATGAACGAGAACGCGCGCTCGTTCGTGGTCATCGTGCCGCCGGGCCTGTACATGGTCGCGGTGGCGGCTTGCAGCACGCTGGCGACAGCCGCGCTGCAGCAGAACCTGAACCCCAACATCTTGGCGTCGATGAAGATCGACGTGCAGATGAACCCGCGGCTGACGT